AATCGGTGGCGGCGGCACAGTTGGTGTGGCGGCCTCAGTCCGGAACAATTTGAAAACAAGAACCTCGCTTAGGCCTGTGTCCATATTACGTGGGTAGGATCAATGTGCCGGGCGATGTCATTGAAATCTGTGATGATGACTATGCGGGTATCAGCATCGGCGGGCGCGTGCTGGCGGTAAACAGCCAGACCCGGACGCTGACGCTCGACCGTGAAATCACGCTGCCATCCTCCGGTACCACGCTGATAAGCCTGGTTGACGGAAGTGGCAATCCGGTCAGCGTGGAGGTTCAGTCCGTCACCGACGGCGTGAAGGTGAAAGTGAGCCGTGTTCCTGACGGTGTTGCTGAATACAGCGTGTGGGGGCTGAAGCTGCCGACGCTGCGCCAGCGCCTGTTCCGCTGCGTGAGTATCCGTGAGAACGACGACGGCACGTATGCCATCACCGCCGTGCAGCATGTACCGGAAAAAGAAGCCATCGTGGATAACGGGGCGCACTTTGACGGTGACCAGAGCGGCACGGTGAATGGTGTCACGCCGCCAGCGGTGCAGCACCTGACCGCCGAAGTCACCGCAGACAGCGGGGAATATCAGGTGCTGGCGCGCTGGGACACGCCGAAGGTGGTGAAGGGTGTGAGCTTCCTGCTCCGTCTGACCGTAACAGCGGATGACGGCAGTGAGCGGCTGGTCAGCACGGCCCGGACGACGGAAACCACATACCGCTTCAGGCAGCTGGCGCTGGGGCGTTACATGCTGACGGTCCGGGCGGTAAATGCGTGGGGACAGCAGGGCGATCCGACGTCGGTATCGTTCCGGATTGCCGCCCCGGCAGCGCCGTCGCGGATTGAGCTGACGCCGGGCTATTTTCAGATAACTGCCACGCCGCATCTTGCGGTTTATGATCCGACGGTACAGTTTGAGTTCTGGTTCTCGGAAACGCGGATTGCGGATATCAGGCAGGTTGAAACCACAGCCCGCTATCTTGGTACGGCGCTGTACTGGATAGCCGCCAGTATCAATATTAAGCCGGGCCATGATTATTATTTTTACGTTCGCAGTGTGAACACAGTCGGCAAATCGGCATTCGTGGAGGCTGTCGGTCGGGCGAGCGATGATGCGGAAGGTTACCTGGATTTTTTCAAAGGAGAAATCGGGAAAACACATCTGGCCCAGGAGCTGTGGACGCAGATTGATAACGGTCAGCTTGCGCCTGACCTGGCTGAAATCAGGACGTCCATTACGAATGTCAGCAATGAAATCACGCAGACCGTCAATAAAAAACTGGAAAATCAGAGCGCGGCAATCCAGCAGATACAGAAAGTTCAGGTTGATACAAATAATAACCTGAACAGCATGTGGGCCGTGAAACTGCAGCAGATGAAGGACGGACGCCTTTATATTGCGGGTATCGGAGCCGGTATTGAGAATACGCCAGCAGGTATGCAGAGTCAGGTGCTTCTGGCTGCTGATCGGATTGCGATGATTAATCCTGCGAATGGCAACACAAAGCCGATGTTTGTTGGTCAGGGCGATCAGATATTCATGAACGACGTGTTCCTGAAACGCCTGACGGCTCCGACCATTACCAGCGGCGGTAATCCTCCTGCATTTTCCATGACACCGGACGGAAAGCTGACCGCTAAAAATGCAGATATCAGTGGCAGTGTGAATGCGAACGCCGGGACGCTCAACAACGTTACGATAAATGAGAACTGTCAGATTAAAGGGAAACTGTCAGCCAACCAGATTGAAGGCGATATTGTCAAAACAGTGGGTAAGGCTTTCCCGCGGGACTCCCGGGCACCGGAGCGGTGGCCATCAGGGACCATTACCGTCAGGATTTATGACGATCAGCCGTTTGACCGGCAGATTGTTATTCCGGCGGTGGCATTCAGCGGTGCTAAACATGAGAGAGAGCATACTGATATTTACTCCTCATGCCGCCTGATAGTGAAGAAAAATGGTGCTGAAATTTATAACCGTACCGCGCTGGATAATACGCTGATTTACAGTGGTGTTATTGATATGCCAGCTGGTCACGGCCACATGACGCTGGAGTTTTCGGTGTCAGCATGGCTGGTAAATGACTGGTATCCCACAGCAAGTATCAGCGATTTGCTGGTTGTGGTGATGAAGAAAGCCACCGCAGGCATCAGTATCAGCTGAATTTTATAACCCATATACGGGCGCCAGAAATGGCGCCTTTTTTATTGCAGAAAAGCGAGAGGTAATTATGCGTAAAGTTTGTGCAGCCATTTTGTCCGCAGCCATCTGTCTGGCCGTATCCGGTGCGCCTGCATGGGCGTCTGAGCAGCAGGCCACACTGAGCGCAGGGTATCTTCATGCCCGTACGAACGCTCCCGGCAGCGAAAATCTGAACGGGATTAACGTGAAATACCGTTATGAGTTTACGGACACGCTGGGGCTGATTACGTCATTCAGTTATGCCAACGCTGAAGATGAGCAAAAAACGCATTACAGCGATACCCGCTGGCATGAGGATTCCGTGCGTAATCGCTGGTTCAGCGTGATGGCGGGGCCGTCTGTGCGCGTGAATGAATGGTTCAGCGCGTATGCGATGGCGGGTATGGCTTACAGCCGTGTGTCGACTTTCTCCGGGGATTATATCCGCGTAACTGACAACAAGGGGAAAACGCACGATGTGCTGACCGGAAGTGATGACGGTCGCCACAGCAACACGTCTCTGGCGTGGGGAGCTGGCGTGCAGTTTAACCCGACCGAATCCGTGGCCGTTGACGTCGCTTATGAAGGCTCCGGCAGCGGTGACTGGCGTACCAACAGTTTCATCGTGGGTGTCGGTTATAAATTCTGATTAGCCAGGTAACACAGTGTTATGACAGCCCGCCGGTTCAGGCGGGCTTTTTTGTGGGGGGAATATGGCAGTACGGATTTCAGGTGTACTGAAAGATGGCGCAGGTAAGCCGATACAAAACTGCACCATTCAGCTAAAGGCCAGGCGCAACAGCACCACGGTGGTGGTGAACACAGTGGCCTCAGAAAACCCGGATGAAGCCGGGCGTTACACAATGGACGTCGAGTATGGTCAGTACAGCGTCAGTCTGTTGGTGGAGGGATTCCCGCCGTCACACGCCGGGATTATCACCGTATATGAGGACTCAAAGCCGGGCACACTGAATGATTTCCTCGGTGCAATGACGGAGGATGATGTCCGGCCAGAGGCACTGCGCCGTTTTGAACTGATGGTGGAAGAGGTGGCGCGTAACGCGTCCGCAGTGGCACAGAACACGGCAGCCGCATCGTCCGCCAGTTCGGCAGCGTCATCGGCATCATCTGCGTCTGCTTCAAAAGATGAGGCGACCAGACAGGCGTCAGCAGCGAAGGGCAGCGCCACGACGGCATCCACGAAAGCAACAGAGGCGGCAGGCAGTGCGACGGCAGCATCTCAGAGCAAAACTGCTGCTGAATCCGCTGCGACCCGTGCGGAAGCTGCTGCTGATCGTGCTGAAGAGATTGCCGGTGCAGTTGCGATGGAAGACGCAAGCCTTACAACTAAAGGTGTTGTGAAACTTAGCAGTGCTGTTGATAGCACCAGTGAATCGCTGGCCGCAACGCCAAAAGCAGTTAAAGCAGCCAATGACAATGCGAATAGCAGGGTGCCATCTAACCGAAAAGTTAACGGAAAAGCACTGACTGCGGATATAACATTAACGCCGAAAGATATTGGTACTTTAAATTCAGTAACGATGTCTTTCTCTGGCGGGGCTGGGTGGTTCAAACTGGCTACGGTTACCATGCCACAAGCGAGTTCCATCGTTTACATCGCATTGATTGGTGGCGCTGGTTACAACGTCGGTTCCCCACATCAGGCAGGCATTTCAGAACTGGTTCTACGAGCAGGCAATGGAAACCCCAAAGGAATTACCGGGGCTTTGTGGAAGCGTACAGCCGTCGGATTAACGAATTTCGCCTGGATCAACACATCCGGCGATACATATGATATTTACGTTGAGATTGGCAATTATGCGACTCGTGTAAATATCCATTGGGATTGTACTGCAAATGCGACAGTTTCTATTTATACATCGCCAACATATTCAGCGAGTAAGCCTTCCAGCGTTACCGATGGTGTTGTTTATACGATGTATAGCACACATCAGAAACCGACGCCGTTAGATATTGGAGCACTGCCAACAACCGGAGGAACAGTTTCAGGTCCGTTGTCTGTTACAGGTGGATTAACTGGTTCATTGAATGGTAATGCAAGTACAGCCACGAAATTGCAGACGGCAAGATCTATCGGTGGAGTTGTTTTCGACGGTTCTGCAAATATTAACCTTCCAGGTGTAAACACTACGGGTAATCAGAACACCACTGGTAATGCTGCAACTGCTACAAAACTTCAGACTGCAAGAAAAATATCCGGTGTTCCATTTGATGGTTCTACTGATATCACTTTAACCGCCGCGCATGTGGCTGCTTTTGCCAGAAGAGCAACGGATGCGTATGCCGATGCGGATGGGGGCGTTCCATGGAATGCCGAATCAGGCGCTTATAATGTCACCCGCTCTGGCGACAGCTATATTCTGGTTAACTTCTATACCGGAGTCGGAAGTTGCCGGACCTTGCAGATGAAGGCGCATTACAGAAATGGTGGTCTGTTCTACCGTTCTTCAAGAGACGGTTATGGTTTTGAAAGTGGTTGGGCGCAGCTTTACACCTCGGCTCATCCTCCTGCAGAGTTTTATCCAGTCGGTGCACCAATCCCGTGGCCATCAGATACCGTTCCGTCTGGTTATGCCCTGATGCAGGGGCAGACTTTTGACAAATCTGCCTACCCAAAACTTGCAGCCGCTTATCCGTCAGGCGTGATCCCTGATATGCGTGGCTGGACGATTAAGGGCAAACCTGCCAGTGGTCGAGCCGTATTATCTCAGGAACAGGACGGCATTAAATCGCACACCCACAGCGCCAGCGCATCCAGTACGGATTTGGGGACGAAAAACACATCGTCGTTTGATTACGGCACTAAATCCACGAATAACACCGGGGCGCATACCCATAGTGTTAGCGGTACGGCTGCTTCAGCCGGTGCACATACCCATTCGATGACATTTGTTTCAGGTGGTTCCAGTGGTGCTCC